GATGTTAACTGAATATTCTCAGTCATTGGATATAGTACACCATTCTCATACAGAGAAACACGAACCCAATTAACATAGTCTGAAGGCAACACGAATCGTACTGCATCATTCACTGTAAGTTGAAGAGTCTTAATCTCTTTAAACGCATCGTAGTTGAGCTCCTGAACAGCACGCTTAGCGTGGAATAGAATCTTAAATCGGTCCTCGTTATTAACTAGAGAGTGGTTTCCTTGGTACATCAACATAAAGTTGTTGACTATATCCTTTAGGCTAACGTATTGGTATGAACCCCAATTAGCATCCTCAGGGCTTGCTCCTGAATTTTCGTAGTACTGATACTGAGATATATATGCCATTATTGTTGTAAGTTATTTTGTTGTTCTTCTGCCTGTGCGTACTGCACCACCATCGTTTCACGTATCTCAACACCTGCGTACTGACATATTTTTATAACCAAATCATTTAGGTTGTCAAGTGGTAACTCAAAGTCTTGATAATCACTTGCAGATGGATTGAATACAGGACCTTGCGCTTGTAAAGCTATATTATAAGTCCATTTAGGTGTTAAAGGGTATCTAACGTACTGAGCTGAAATATCTGTAGCACCATTAAATGTACTAGGGTATACTGTCATTACAGAACCTTCAGTCGTGTATGCAGGAAAATCAACACTAGGTGCTGTAAGAACTGAAGCGTTAAGCATTGTAATCTTTGACTGACTAACCCTTTCAGCCTCTCCTTTAAACGCACCACCACTTGAGCAAAGCACCTTGTTGATTAGGTAATAATCTGAAGGCATTGTGTATGTGTTAGTCGCAACTTGAACTAACGGAGCTGTCTTTGAAAATAAATCAATAGTCTCAAGTATGCCCTTAGATAAATTAGCGTACTCTGTTCCTGACCTTCGTGCATTCTCTAAGTTAAGCTGTGTGTTGTATTGGTAAAAGCAATCCTCAAATATCTCTAACTGTGCTTGTTGTGCATACAGGTTAAAGTCTGATGGGGAAAGGTATCCGTAGTTATTCTTATTAAGTATAGCAAGGACTGTATTTCTTACTGCATCTATCATCTTAAAATCTTTTCACAAATATACGCAAAAAAAAAGAGCCCTATAAAAGAGCTCTTTAGTAGTTTGTTTGCTTGCTGTATTAGCTTGCAACTATATCAGTTATAAGCACCGGAGGGGTTATCTCTAAGACCTCAGCAGTATTATTGCTATTCGCTAAACGAATGATACTGTCTTGGAAGAAGTTCCTCATCTGCACTCTTGAAGATGCTGATGCACCTGCGTAAGTTATAGTAAGCTCATCAGCTCCATCAGTAAGTCCGTTGTTTATCACGACAGTGTTATCTGTTGGTGCACTTACCATGGACACGTTATCAACTCCAATTAGCTTTGGTTGATTTACAACCTCTTGCCAAGATATGCTATTAAGCGTAATTGATGAGCCTATCTGAGAGCTGTCTTGAGCTTGAATACCAAAGTAAAGACCGTTGCTTCCCGCTACTCTTTTATATCTAATCTCATTTTCACCTACCTCTACGTTAACTTGAATAAAACTACCATTCCAATACACAAATGGAGCTGAACCAACTATTTCTGCAACATCAATCTTAATAAGGTACTCTTCACCTACACTAGTTGAGCCTACAGCTTGCACAGAACGACCACTAAGAGATTCTGCAACAAATCTAAGAGTCTTAGCTTGGAAGTCAAATACAGAATGCTGACCTGAACCCACCGCTAAATAGTCATAAGCAAGCTGATTGGTTGATTGTAATGATATGCCTGTGTAGTTTGTTTGTGCAGCAGAAAATGTATCTCCTGCATAAAACTGAATGATTGTCGGACTATTTGTTGCAGTAAAAACTAACTCACCCGAGCCACTTGTAACATCAACTGATTCACCCTGTACCCGAACAGAGTCAGAAGCTAAATCACCTGTAACGCTGTCAACCTTAAATCTATACTCACCACCTACAACTGTAGGAACTTGAAGATAAGCAAATTCATTTGGCCCACTAGCTATACACTCTAGGATATTTGACTCAATATCTGAAGAGGTAAGGCTTGAAAATGTCCATTGTGAAGACACAAAAGTTACATCAGTACCGTTAGCTACACCTATAAACTGTCCGTTATCTACAAGCTCAACAGCTCCTGATTCTTGTACCGAAACACTCTCTACCGAACCAACAAAAGCACTTGATACTAGATAAAAACTTGAGTTATTCTGAGCTGTTTGTGTAAAAGTATAAGTTCCGTTTGCTGTTACTGTACCTCTTGGACCTGCCCCTGCTGAAACCTGAACATTACCACTTACATAATCAGAAACAGTAATAGTAATTAAATATACTTTACCGATATCAAGGATGCTTGATTGTTGTAAGTTTCCATTACTACCATCGTTAGATGCTTTTCCATTAGAAATTGTCCAACCTGAACCTGCGGCTACAGTCCAATTAGAATCAGTTGCAAAATCACCGTTTATTACTAGGTCAGGACCGTACTCCTCAAAAGAACCATTACTCAGGACCTCAGGCCCCAAGTATGATTTATTTAGTTTTAAAAAATTTGCCATCTTATGAAAGTGTTATAGCTGTTGTTGTCAACACCTGATTATATTTATGGTCTCTAAACTCATTAAGAGGAATGTCTAACCTACTAGCTGTTGCTGACTGAGCATTTAATCTCTGAACAAACCTCTCAATCACGTCAGCCACAAAGTATGTGTTGACCGCATCGTTAAGTTGTGTTAGAGTTACCTTATCAGCTTCAATACCTGCAGCAAACCAAAATGATGATTTGTTAGGTAAACTTGAAGCCTCGTCATACTCAGAGATAATGTAGTTATCTACCCGAAGAATCTGATTCCCTCTTGTATCACCGTTAGGTGCAAATATAGAGAACGCATCTCCTGCATCTGAAAGAATATCGTTAGATAATAACAATGTGTCGTTGTCGATTACTTGTAAAACAACAGCCTCGTTATCATCGGTAGAGTTAAACACTACATCACCAACCTTAGACTCCTTTAATAAGTCACCGCCCGCTACCTGTAGGTAGTTGTATTGAACTTCTTTTACAGATAAATCTTCATAATCAAATACAACCCCAATAACAGCAGAATGACTTTTAACCATTATATATAATGACTCACTCGAACTTGCTGTATAGAAAAATTCGTGGACACCATCTGTATTAAATGTCGTAGTTATTGTAGAGCCGTTATTAAAAAAGGGCGATGCAAAAAGTTGCGTGAGCTCATTTGCTGAATTTATTTTAGTACTCTTGTAACTTATCCTATAAGTTTTACCCGCAACAACTGAAATTGTAGGGCTTCCATCAGTAGAAGTAAATCCTGCCGATGAGCCATCTCCATTTGTTACTCGAATTTTATTATTAGAAACACTTACCTGAGCAAACGCATCGTTACCTACCCAACCAACTGATGAAGAAAAATCTCCATTAACAACCTGCTCCTTACCTAAAACAAACGGTACTTCTTTTATGGATATAGAATCTACATAAAATTGTGCTACAGCAGATTGACCTCTTAAAAATATATCTCCCGTATTTGTTCGTGCGCCTGTAAAAGTACCTGTTAGAGTCTGCCAAAGACCTGTTGTTGTTGTAGAAACAAAATTATTAGGGGCGTCTTCATCTACAGCATCAACCCTAAAATCTCCACTAACTAAATAAACTTCTACAGTGATTTGGTATTTTACGCCATTAACAAAATCAAAAGGTTGCTTTACTCTTGATTGACCTGAGGCAACAACATTAATATCTGCAACATTACTTCTACCCTCGTGTGTGCCAACCGCAAAGGTAGCTCCATTTTCAGCTTGCCAAGCAGTTGTTCCCGCCGGAAAGTCTCCATCAACAACCAACTCCGGTGACCCGTAGGTTGGAGTGACTGTCGTACCGCTTGCCACTTGAAGTGGTATTCCTAAATACTTTGCCATAAAATTAACTGTAAACTATTGATGAAATCGCTCTAGGTGGAACCTGTAATGGAGCAACCTCTTT